AGGTCGCATTTAATAAGGGCGGATAACCATCCTGTTTTTTGTTCTTCCATAATTGTATGTGTTTACGTATACTTTCGTTTATTTACGGATATTTATATCCTTTTGCGTATAATTTTAAGTGTTTTTCTCCTTGATTAAGTGCTTTTCCTGTTGGTTATAACCACCATAATCGGATTTATTCCGATTTAGTGTTGCATTTTTCGCACTTCATGTCGTTGGTTAGACCCTCAGATATAATCACTGCACAATCATGGCACAGCGTAGCGCCTACTCCATTGTTGTACTTATGAATCGGCCTTCCGTACTTCCTAATTAACTTAAAAGTTAAGTCCATGTCGTGCCAATTAAGAGATATCTCGTCAACAACGCTTATAGGATACCAACCTATGGTATACCCATGGTTTGCGTTTATCCAGTCTTCTTCTTTTACTTTATTTCCATTGACTGAATCAAGATATATCCATGGAATATTTACCATAAGCTCAATCTCAATGCCAATCTTCTTGAGCCTCTCTCTAAACTTTACTACTTCGTTCATACTATTTGCCTCATAGCTTTTCTAATTCTTGTTTGACTTCTTGCCAATGATTAATCTGAGTAACAAATGTCTCATTTAATTCATCGTATTGTCTACAGCATTCAATTACCATATCAACTGCAATTAATGCGCAATGTTTAGCAGCTAAAGGATATTCAACCCTAAGCATTTTTTCATATAACTCTATTGCTTTTTCTTTTGGTGTCATTGTTATTTAGTTTAGATATTTATTTAAGTTTTTTTATAGTCCAACCAGAATCCTATCGCTACAATGATGTTCATGCCCACCGAGCTGATAAGTTCGGTGATGTCCTCATATACATTCAAGCTCAAGTGTACATGGCCAACCACCCAAAAAGGAATGGCTAAATTTTGGCTGATCCAGATGATTGTGAACTTTATAAATCTTCCAACCATTGTCTGAAGTAGTTACCCATGTTGACAAGTTCATGGTAAAATTCATGCACATCTTTCTCATGTTCATGATCCATTTTCTTGTACAAATGGTTGATTGACTTTTCAACAGCCTCAATGAAATCATTGCCCGACTTCTTTATCCTTTTGTCGTAAACATTCGGATATTCATCCCTAATGTCCTCCATAAAGTCCATCATGACTGGCAGTACACCAATCACAGCAGCTAATTTTTTTTCATTCGATATCATAATACTCACCATTATACCAGGTAGCGGATACTCCGTGGTTTTTTAGCTCCTTAATTCTATAAACCTGCAAAGCTCTCGGCTTGTGTCCTGGACGTTTTACTTCTATAAATTTAACATCTGAATTTTTTGGTATGGCTATCAAGTCAGGGATTCCTGGTTTATTGGTAACCGACAGTTTAAGCACATAAAAGCCCTCACTCTCCAACTTTTTGATCAGTTTCGACTGTATTTGCTGCTCGGTCACCTACAAATGTAGAGTTTTTTTCGTAAAAACCCATCTTTACGCGCCTTTGAATTCTTTTAAATGTGCTATAATTTTTAGCTTCTAATAAATCTTCCTTTAAATCATAATATCGATCACGCTTAAATGGAGCACTGATCCATGCAAATTCAAGGCCTTCTAGTTCACCCTGAATGGCAGCCGTTTCTGACGCGTAATCTGCATCACGATAGCTTAGCATATCTTTATGAACCCTAAGTCCATTCAGAACTGTTGCATGATTTTTTTCAAATATTTCACCTATCATGCTAAGACTTAGGCCATATATTCTTAACTCATTAAAAATAAAGTACCTCTTAAACAAGACATCTCTTTTTCTTGTTTTTTCTTTAAGTGAATACTTTTCTATTAATTCATTTATTTTCTCTAGTCTGCTCATAGTCTTTCTTAAAAATATTTAACGTATAACTCTTTTTACTCTTGACAGCCTTATAGATCTTATCCTCAATACCGCCTGCGCTGAATATCCAGTAGACCTTATTGAACTTACGCTCCATTGTAGTCATCCGGTCACGCGCTTGCCAATAGCTCGTGGCGCTGAAGTCAATGTTGTAGAACACCACATAGTCAGCGTTCTTTAATGATATACCCTCGCGCCCTGATACAATCTGCAATGCTATTACTTTGTACTGACCGGTATCAAAGTCTTCCAACTTCTCGGTCAAGTCCTTACCGAAGACAGCCTTAAGTGCGCTCAGTTCTTCTTTAAACTTGTAGAACACACCTATTTTTTTGTCATGCCACCTGTTTTTAATGAACTCAGCCTTAGTAATATCAATCGTCATGCTGTTACCACTCTCAAACTTCACCGTGCCACTCCACAACTGATGAAGCTTCTGCATTAACTTAACTGGCGTGTCGCCAAGTATCACCTCGTCCTTCCCCTCAACAACCAAGTCGCGCTCCAACTTCTTCACAATCATCTTTGTCTTCTCAGACATGTCGACATAAAGAACTTCCTCCTCGATTGCTGTCTCAAAGCCAGCCTGCGACTGCGTGAAGCTGATCATCAGATGAGTCACACTTGTCATGATCTTGAGCTCCATTCCACTTGAGTAGTCAGTCACCTTGAACCCATTAATCACTCGGTCGAACTTATTGACGTAGTCATCAGACCATCGGTAGAAGTTTTTGTACTCCCTAAATGGCGAATGATCGCTTACCCAGAACTGATGGTACATCTGTGAGTATGACTCAGGACATGGTGTACCTGACAAAAAAATCATTGGCAAATGGCCATACATCTTCTTGAACATCTTGGTATACAACCCAGGCTTAGGGAAAGCTCCAAACCTGTGGTGCTCATCGTGAATGATTAGGTCAGGGTCAGTCATCTTTGCCTTATGCATGGACTCGTCGTTAATTATCTCAATGACAAAGTCATGGCCAAACTCTACATAGTCCATCATAATAGATCCAACTGCCTTTTTTTTTGTAAGGAACAATACCCTCTTAGCGCCAAACCTCTTAGCTATATCCAAAGAGGTAGCCGTCTTACCGGTACGCACCTCCATAGCTAAGTACAATATATTGTACTTCTTGAGGATATTCAACCCCCTCTCAGCTATGTCAATCTGATAGCTTCTAAGACTCTTCATTCTTTAGTTTTTTGATTGCCTCACTAAGTTCCTTAGTTAACTCAACTGAATTCCTTACCGATGACAGCTCACGACGCAATGCCATGACAGCGTAGTATGGGTCATAATATGGCTTACTAGTACCACCGTCAAGAAATCTAATGGCAGCTATATAAGACTGCATCATTGCAGATAGCTCGCTCTCTACCTTCTTACCTCTAGGCTTGTCAGCTATCTCTACTATGGCTTCGAAGCGCTTCTTTAGGATGATTAGTGCTAACATAACTTTGTTTGTTTTGGGTGTTTAACAATAAAATGAATCTCCTTGCCGGTCATGCCCTTGTATGTCCTTGGCTTCTGACCGAACGCATATTCGCCATACGCATCAATCCAATGGTAGAACTTAGCGTTTGATAGCTTATACCTACCATATCGGTCGTAGTCTGGGTAGTCAGCAATAAATCTGTTGAGCATATCCTGACCTACCGACTTGGCGTTTGGCTTGGTATCCATGTTGTCTCTAGCTGTAGCCCATTCCCAAAACTCAGGTGATGTCTCAGCAATCAACTTACGGACCTTTAGGTTCTTGAATTCAGTTTCAATCAATCCTTTCTTGAGATATAACTGAAGGTTACGGATCATGTAGTTATCGAACTTCACCCACTCACTATCGTCCCAACCGCTGTATAGCATGTGACCAAAATCATCCTCAGGTGTCTTCTCCTTGGTATAGTACTGCCTGAACTCAAGGTCCCACTTACGTCTCTCAAATGAGTTACCTGCACCCTTGATAGCGTAGTTTGTGGTGATAAATATCTTTGGCGATCGTTCAAAAGGAATATGAATCTCATCCTTGTTCTTTTTCTCTAGTGTGATACCTTCGGTGATTACTGAGAATAAGTTCTCAAAGGCAAACCCCTTAGATACATCATCAAATACTAGCACCTGAGTGTCAACCTGCACGCGTTGGTATGGGAATGACTTTTGGAAGCTGAACCCCTTGCCGTCAATCTTCACCATCTTTTTCATGTGGTTGATCGAGTTGACAAAGATACCCTTACCAGTACCACCCTCAGGATTTGAACTGATGACCTCATCGTTTAGAATGACAGCCGGGCAATAGCTCGCTGGCTTATGACTATGCATCATGTAACCAAGCGTTGACTCCATAGACCTCTTGCGTGACTCGTCGTCTCCTGAGATGTTAGCAACAAATCTCTCAAACTCGTTTTCACCAATATTATTGGTGAATATAAAATCACGATTAATACGCTGCATCTCCCATACATGGCCACCTAAGTCCTTGTAGTCTATTACGTTAACGCCATCCTTAGTTATCTGCACAGCGCAGTTTAAGTAGTACAAGTAAGCGCTGTCAATGGTATCCTCCTTGAACACAGCGTCGATCTTAGGGACAAAGTTTAAGAAGGTCTCCTGAAAGAACTTGGTGTTCATTGCGAAGTAGTTGTAAACCATCATATCATCAATGTCCATCAGATAGTCCAACACAAAGTCCTTAATCATGTCGTCAGTCATATCGCTCATCAAGTTGTCAAGCACCCTAACAAACACAAACGTCCTTGATCCGGGTGGGTAATACTTAAAGAATCCGTTGTTATTTAGAAACAATCTAAATAAGTGCGGAACTACCTCAACCTTGCCCTTGCTTGACTTGGTCCAGAACTCAGTAATTTCAGGCAGCTCCTCAATTTGGTACTTCTCAGCGACCTCTTCCGCAGGAACACCTCTCTTCAGCTCGTTCTTTACGTTTTCAAACTCGTCGTAAAACTTGGTTCCAAACGTCGACATGTCCTTGTATGCGCTGTTCACAATCGTCACTATCTCTGATGCCATATCGCCACCTTGGTCCTGATCGTTCATGATTGAATGGGCCATTGTCTTGTCGATGCCATACTCCTTTAGAGCTACACCTAACACATATAGGTTATTGTTGCGCTGTCCTGGTACCATACCGTAATTCTTGCCCCACCATGTGAGCAGTCGTCTGGCTATCTCGTTGTAGTCGTTAAGCCGGATGGTTGTTGTTTGCACAGCTCTTGGGTGTGTAACTTTTGGCTTAACCATGTCAGTAAACAACTCAGAGTCAGCGTTATAGTACAACTCAGGATCATAGCTCTCATAGCATACACGGCTGAGGTTCTGACTAGTGGTGTCAAATTCCTTACGGTTGTAGTACTTCTCCAATCCCTTGAAGTATAGCTTATGGTTCTCAATGTCATTTGGTATCTTGACCAACACCTTGAGGCCATCACCTGATGGGGATAGGAAGACCGACAAGGTAAACTTATCGAGCATCAAATCAAACTTAAAGTCCTCTAACTCTTGGTCGCTGTCAAATCCATCAAAGTCTAAGCAAATGATTCCGCTGTGCTTTATGCAGGCAGTGTCGGCACGCTTATCAAACTTACCGCTGAAGCATATAGCTGGAAGTAATTTTTTCTTTTCATTGCGCGCATCCTTTTGAGTAAGAGCTCTCACTTGTTCCACTATCTGCTGCGATTTTCCCTCTCTGATCCTCTGTAGCGCTGTCTCTATTGACACGTAGAACGGTTTGCTGGTGTTCGTCACCGTTTGAAAGTAGGTTATCATATTCTTTTTTAAATTCGTTAATCACCGACAAATAGGCAAGGTTTCCCTTGATCTCCATACCATTGTAATCATAGGTCTCAGACATCATCTTCTCATGTGTCTTGATTCCATGAATGACCAATGAATGTCTCCTATTGAACAACCTACCGATCTCTTGAAGCGTCATGTTTTCTCGAAGTATACTGAACAAATAGTTGCGCTTGTATACCAAGTCAATGCGCTGACTAGGGCCATCTAGGCCGTCTCTTTCAATCCATTCTTTTATTTTATCTAGCATACTTAAAATATTAAATAACCTATTGCTATTCCTGATAGTAATAATAGGATTCGTTCGTAGTTTTTCATTTTGTAATAAAATGAATGATTAGTGATATTGATATTACGCCTACCAGTATCATTGTGCCAATAGCAGCCATTTCTTCTCTGCGGTCGTCTTTGTTTAGTTTCATTGTTCTTGTTGTTTAAATGTTAGCCATTAGTCTTGCTGATCCGAAAATATTCATCTTCTCGTTGTGCGTAAGCTCGTCCCACTTTGTTTTGTAAAGCTGCTGCTCAAGCCATTCGAACGCATCGGCATACATCTTCTTCTTCACAATCATCTTTTCAAGATATAGGCTAAGATCAAGAGCTTCCTCCTGAGCATGCGTGAGCCAGTCAACGTCAGACAAGTCCTTTCGGTCCATCGTGACGCCATACTTCTCAATCCCTAGCTTAGACCTCTGCTTATACTTATTGATTACAGACTCAACAATAGAGTCGCTGACCATCTGTTGGTCAGCCGTAGATGTGGTTGTATACATAATTAAATTAGATTAAAAATGGGTGCACTAGGATACACCCATTAAACCAAAACAACAAACCTGTCCTAGCAGGCGCTATACTTTAATCTTCAAAGTTTTTGATACAATAATTTATAAAATCTAAATGCTTTTCTTTAGAGTCTAGCAATTCATTAGTATCAAATCTTCTATACATCATTCTCTCTTGATCGTATACTATAAACCTATGTGCTTTTAAATGGTCTTTAGCTGAAATATCTATCACATCTTTTGCATGCTCATAATTATATGACCAGTGGTGATTATGCCCAAGTAGTGATTTTATTCTTTGAGATGCATTTCTGGCTAAATATTTTTCAGGATATTTATCCTTGTAGTTTTTTTGATAGTGTTGTTTTTTTGGACTAACTACACCGGTATAAAATTTCCTGTATTTTAACCTGCCTCTTTTTCTCTCACTATTGATCCAGTCAATATCTTTTGATTTATTAGAATAATTATCTAAACTATCTTTTCTAGCGCACTCCTTGCACTTATTTAAGTGACCATCCCCCATCTGCTTATGCTTGTAAAAGTCAGATAGGGGCTTGGTTACTTTACATTTAAAACATTCTTTCATAATACAAATATATGCATTTTCTAGAATATTATTTTAGTTTTTCTAAACGAGATACTATAACTCTTAATTAAAAGGTAGGTCATCCTGGTCGTCAGTGTGACCTGATCCTGGTGTGCTAGGCGCTGGAACGAATGCCGGTTTCTCAGCAGTAACAGCGAACCCCTCAATAGTTGAGAAGAACTTCACCTGACCCTGTGGACTAGTCCACTCACGCCCCTTTAAACTGAACGACACCTCGACCTCTTGGCCTTCAGCAATGCTCTCCAATAAGTCACACTTGTCGTTAACAAATGTGAATGGAATGTACTGCGGATACTGGTCAGCACCATCGGTTAATACTAGCTCACGCTTACGAAATTTGTCGGAGATGGTCTCCACATTGCCCACCTTGTAGGCAATTCCTTTGAATTTAAACATATATATTAATTAAAAGATTACTAAAATAATTGTGACAATACATATTATTGCCACTGCAATACCTAAGACATAGTTTTCAGCATTGTCTTCTACCGCCTCTAAAAAATAGACATGGTCCTGGATTACCTCAACCTCATCTGCATAGAAGTATAACTCATCAGTACCTACATTAACTAGGTAACCGTAGTTATGTCGCTTGGCCTCATAGATCTTACCGACCTCATCATGACGTAAGCCATAGCCTCCATCTGTTAACAACCGGACTCTCATAGGTTCTTGGTTTTTAATATGCTGATATACTCATTGGCATAATCATCAGCCACTTTCAGCCAACTCTCGATCGTTGCGATGTTGTCGTCAGTGAGGGTGACTCTCACAATTGTCGCACGCATGTTGTCATCGACATCATCCATGTAGTGCAGCGTCGGTTCGTCCCATTCACCCAACAATTCCTCAGGTGTGTTGCACAGCATGTATGCCACCTCACCATCACGCCAATCAAGCCCGGTCATTTGACGTAGCATCCATAGGTATGCCTTCACCTGCCAGTCATACCCTGACTCCTTAACCTTCTTAGCGGCCTTCTCCTCAGTCTTTGGGAACGTCTTTTTTGTGTATGATGACTTTATGTCAAGCACCTTGAGCCTGTCAGCGTCAACGACGTCAGGATGTCCATGCATGAGCGGTGTGCTGAGGTATGCGTACTTGTCACCGTCAGACAACTTGTTGTAGTTGGTGAAAAAGATGCGGTTGTATAGCTCAATAGCCTCGTCCTCAACAGCAGTGCCCTTGTCAGTCTCCTTGCTCCAGAAGTGATCCTTGTACTGGTATATCTTCTCGTCAATGATCTCCTCGATCAACGTCTTGGCACCTTGACTTAGCTCAGGGTTGGCATCGCGCTTGGCAATCAGCTCATCACGCTTTGCCGCCTGTAGTTCAGTCAACTTTATCTTGGCTAGTAGACCATCAAGGGTTGCTTGTTGATTAGGCGTCAGACCTGGTGTGCCACTATTAAATAGCGGTGCACACTTACTTGCCCGTAACTTCAGCATGTTGCTCAGATGTTAGATTAAAGTCATTGATTAACTTCTCAGCCGTGGTTTTGCCATCAGCAATGGCCTGCAAGGCCTTAGCAAATCGCTCAGGTGCGATGCTTGGCTTCTCCTTCTTAGGTAACGGACGTGTGCTGAAACGCAGCGCATCAGTCATTCCTTGTGGACTCTTGACCTTCTCAACACCAAGGACAATCTCTTTGCCGATGTATTCGTTGAAATCAAAGGACCCGAAATAAACTTCGAGACGCTTGAAGTTCGTCCGGTTGGCAACCATGCTCTTCTGAAATTCTTTGAGCTTGATGAACACCTTGTCTTCTTTACCCATCTCTCCGACCATTACGTCCTGATAGACCTTCTCAATTGTGACGACTTTTGGCTCGTACTTACCATTGACCTCTAAGTCCCAACTC